CTTAACCATTCGACAATCATATATACAGCCAAAATGTTTATTTCTTCATGTGTCAATCTATTGTTAAAGCAACCACCCTAATAAATTACTATTGGAACGTCCTAATCATCACTTTCTACTCCATTATAAATTCTTTCATCAATAATCTCAAAAAGGTCATAATTAGTTAAGTCAATTCTAGGAAACTAAAATTTATCAATAGCAGATAAAAGAAGTTGTTCTAACATTCTAAAAGTATCTATTTCCGTTAATTCTAAATACATATCATCTGTAATCTTAGAAAGAAAGGAGTCATATACAAGTGAAAAAGAAGTAGTATTCATTTATATTCCTCCTTATATAAAAATTATTTTTTAATAATTACTTTAGCTCTTCGCTTAGATGTTTCATTAGAAGTTTTTACAGGTGCCGCCCGTCTTATTTTTGAAGAGGTATTTTCATTAGACTCTTCTGTTTCGCCATCAAATTTAGTATTTTTAATTTCAATTGCTTTTGTTACATTAAAATTTAATTTATCTTGAATGGCTTGTCTCTTTTCCATATCATTTAAAGGTAAATTAACTGCCATTTCTTTGATAATTTCTTTAGTTACAGAAGGGGCAAAATCAAGACAATCTAAAAATTGATCTAATGTTCCTGTTAACATCAATTGTTTAATATCATCTCTATTATAATGATATTCTGGTTCAACGTCAGATTCAAAAAGCTGTTTTATAGCTTCTTCATTTTCAATTTCTAAGAACTCTCTTAAAATTACTTCGCCACCTGGTGAATAATAAACTTTCTCTAATTCATCATAAGTAATTTCTCTAGTCTGATTTGGATAAAAATTTCTATGTAAATTGGTATCAGGAACATCATAACCAACTATTCCACCAAATTTATTTTTAACTTTAATAATAGTATCTTTATTAACCATATTATATTTACTCCTTTTATCTCTATTCAAATAAAAGGGAGAGTATTTTAATACTCTCCCTATTTAATTATAATTAACCTTGTGTAGGAGGTGTTACGGTAGTGGTAAGAGAAGTGTTCTTATAAACACAAATACCAGGATTAAGAATGTAACTTGCTACACCAAATTTTTGATAAGTCTGAATTTCTGTAGACCAATCTCTATTATCAAAAGATTTTACTTGTGCAGAACCTTCAAAAGCAACTTTAATAGGTTTTTCAGCACCAGTAGGGATAATCCATGCATAAGACGGATCAATTACTTTTTTACTATTTGTTGTATCTGTGAAAGATTGTGGAAGAATAATTACTTGATGACCTTTATAAGTTGTAAAATAACCATTATTCCAAATTTGATCTTTCATTCCATCAGACCAACTTGCACTGTTTGCAGGAATCATTTTGCTTGCAAATTCAAAAGTACAATAAATAGTAGCTTTTCCATAGGCATCTGCAGTTTGAAGTAATTGATCCATAGCGTTTTCATTAAATGCACCTTGAACAGTTTTATTATAAGCTGGAATATCAGCAATAGAAGCAACAAGAGCATTTGCAATCTCTCTATAAACAGCTTCATCCATTCCTTCAAGAACTATACTATAATAATCGTTCATTGTCATACGACCATCAAGTAATTCTTCCCATTCAATTCTGGAAGCTCCGCCGTAAGCTCCTGTCGGAACTTCAATAGTTCTTCCATCAAGCTTGAACACTTCATATCTACCTGCTAAACCAACCCTTGTTACGAATTGTTTAGCACGAGCCTTTGAAGCTTCACTAATTCTAATTTTATATACGGGTTTAACTCCCTGAGCAAAAGTACGAACATCCGCAAATTGTCCATAAGACTGAAGAACTTTCTGAGGAATAACTTCTGTTAAACCTACTTCCATAAGAGTATAAATAAGATTCTTATTTTCTCTAAAAAGTTGCGGTGTTGCTCCTAATTCATTTAATTCTTTAATAAAAGTTTTATTTAAAGCATCTGCTGAAAGACTTTCTCCACCAAAAGAATAAGCAGCGGAAGGATTTAAGGAAGCCCTAGCATTTGCCCTAGCTAATTCAATAAGCTGATCTCTATTTAATGCCATTTCTTTCTCCTCCTTGTCACTGAACTCTTTGAATCTTTACACCATCAGACTTTGCATCAGGCATAGTGGTAAGTGCTACAACCTTCCATACCATACCAGTTGAAGGCATTGTTGTTGCAGCTGAGCCACCAGATTGTGCAACCTCAAGAAAACCTGTTGTACCAACTTGTAAAAAATTTCCTTTTGAGATAGCAACACCTTGTGTTTCTGCAGTATTAGATGTATTTGCTTCAAATGTATTAGTTGTAATAATATCTCCAACGTTAGTTTTAATTAAGCGAGGATACATTTTTTTATCAAAAAAGTCTTCTGCTTTATAAACAAAATCCTTATGACTTTGAAGTCTCTCATCATAAAGTTTTTCTTCATTATAAACAAGCATAAATTCTCCATCACCTGTGAAATTTACTTCGCCAGCCGCATAATCATATTTTGCAAACTGTCCTTGCTCTAATTGAGTAATTGAGTCTGCAGATCCAACATCTGCTGTTTTAACGTGTGCCGGTAATTGTGCGTAAATCTGACCAGTAACAATACCAGAAAGGTGGTTAGGCTCAACTTGTCCATATCCTTTTCTTTTAATTGTTGCCATAATTTAGCGTCCTCCTAATAAAAATATTAACCAAGTTTCTCTTGTTCTTTAACAGCCTTCACCCATTCTGGTAAATTGCTGTCTTCATCACCATTTAAATTATAAGTCATAATTTTTTCTTCTTCTTTTTCCTATTTTTCCATGGTGAAGCTAATTTTCTTATCAAAACAAATTACTGAAAGTTTTGCTTTGATTTCGTCTAAAGTATAATTTTCTTTATTCTGAATAATTTCTGCCTTATCTTCATCAGATAACATATAAAATTCAGCAATAAGAGCGTCCTTTTTCTGATTATCAATCTCTTTCTTAAAATTCACAAGTTCTTGATATTGCTCTTGAAGTTTACTATAACTTTCTTTTAAAGTATTAAGTTCATTTTCAATTGCAGTATATTTTTTCTTTTTCTCATCGTCCTTGTCATTTTCAGAGTCTTCTTTTTTAGAATCATTCTACTTATCTTCTTCACTTGTAGAATCGGACTCAGAAGTAGAATCATTTTCTTCTGATGTTTTTTCTTTATCAGTTTCTTTTTCTTCTTCTTCGTCATCTTTTTTAACATAATCAGAAGGCGCAAGAGTATCATCTATATTATTGTCATTTTCTTCAGTTACTTCTTCTGTCTTTGTAAACTCTGTAGTAACTTCTTTTTCAGAAATAACAGTATTTTCAAGATTATCCATCTAGTGTCCTCCCCTATTTAAGACGTCTTTTAAATCTTGTAACATACTATATAAAGTATGTTTAAACTTATCGTCTAAGGTAAAATTCGTACTTACATTAGGAGAAGTAATAGAAGCCCCCTAAAAACAAGGTTCAACATCCTATCCTAATATACAAATTTTTTGAATAACTGCATCATTTATAATAAAGAAATCTAATTTATTATCAAAATTAGTTTCCCAATGTCCTTTTACAGAATCTTTTTCAAATTCCATAGATTGTGGACGACCCTATTCCACAGGTAAGCTGGATTCTGGGAATTGAGAAGTCCAAAGATAACCAGTTGTCATAAGATACCTATGAACAACTGTGTTACCCATGCTATCACTATCTTCAAAATTTTGAAACCAAACATCTGCATCAGGAGATACAAAACCATAGGGAACCGTCTGACATTCAAATTTTATTCCTTCATCATCAATAATTACTTTTTCTCCATGATCAGTAAAATCTTCTTTACTATCTCTATAATAACCAACAATTGGAGCGCCGCGAAGAGTTTTTCCAATTTCAGTTGCAACTTCCTCATTGATAAAAGTATGATTCCTGTTGGCTCCAACATATAAAACTTTAATTTCACATTTTGACATTAAAGGATTAATATCGAGAGGTTGAAGATTTAAAAACTCAGGAGAATCTATTGTTGCAACCGATTGGTGCATAATAAAAAACCCCTTTCATCCTTTTCATATATATTATAAAAATTAAGCTAATATTTTAACAAGTTTTGTCCAAAAATTTTAATTCATAGACTATCTATTTTGAATTGTTTTTGTTGATTTTTCATCATCCTCTTTTTCAGGCCTGCCCGCGCCATTTTCTGAATCTGAAGCACTTTTATTTCTATTAAGCACATCTGCGTTCATGGTACTGGACATTAATGGAGGAATAAATACATTTACTAAATCAAGAATATCATTTTCAAAATATGCTGTTGCTAAAATTGAACTTTGAGACTGTCCAAGAGCAATCTGTGGTAACATTTTTGAATATCCTAACTGAGTATGTTCTTTATATTGTTTAGCTAAATCTTTATAATTATAAATAGTTGTTGGAAGAATTTGTGCTTTATAAACTACCTTTTTAGGATTTTTATTATAAGGTATTAATAAAGTATTTAAAAATGTTTCAAACTGTTGAATTAAATTCCACATTGAAGCCTCATCATTTAAAATAGATTTTTCAAGAGCAATATTACCATCAGTATTGAATTGCATTTGAGAAATACCTGCTTCATTATAAACAGACCTTTCAACCTTCTCTAAGTCATCCTTTGTTGTTGTGGTACGATTATCTGATGTATTTGCGACTTCAACATCTGCAAAAGTTGTTAATACATCAATCCCAATAGCCTTAGATAGCATTTGCACTGCATTATTATGTAATTGCTGTGCTTCATCAACATCAAAAACTAAATCTCCATTCTTATCTATTGGTAATTTTTGAATAATAATTTTTAATAATTGTTGTTTCATTTTTCTTCTATCTAAATCTTTTGCTTCATCTAAATCAATAATTGCAGGGATAACCGCGATAAGAGGTGGAAAATCTTCTCCATTTAAATTAAATTTTATTACAGATCCAATTTCAAGTAAATACCATCCAGAGTCATCTCCAGGAAAATCTGGTTTTAGTTTATTTTGTCTATATAATTTATAACCCTTTTCAAATTCTGGAGGAAATACTTTTAACATTCTCATTTTTTGCTAAACATCAGTAAATATATCATCAAAATACTTCATATTAAATTCAACTGCGGGTTGACCATTCACTGTAAAACGAGATCTACAATATTTCGGCGGTAACTCTTGAACTACTATACGATTCTATTTTGCGATTAAATACCCATAATAGCACCCATTTTTAATAACTTTTAAAGCAACATCTCCAAAAAATTTTTTTGCCTAAAAATTATCTAAATATGTTAAAATTTTATAAAATCCTTCAAGTAATTTATCAGGTTTCATACTTTTTGAATAATGAGGAGTAACAAGCCAATCATATCTATACATATAAGCTAAGTATCTACAAAGTCTTTGATAAATACCGCTAATTTTATAAAAATAGTTTGAAATATTCCTCATTTTTTCAAAATTCCCATAGTGAATAGCTCTTAATACCTATTCTCTATTAGCTAAGTTAGGATTTACTTTTTGGAAATCTCCTAATTTAAAAATTGCATCAGAAACTGTTTTTATTCCAACTCTAATTTTAGAAAAGTCCGTTGAAACATAATCTTCCGTTCCACTCTAATTTAAACCTTGGTAATCTTCAGTCCCAATCATATTAAAGCCTTTTTTCTTAATCTAAGCCATTCGATTTATCAACTTTAGATACCTCTCATTCTTTAATAACCTGCCGCCCTTAAAATATAATCATAATCCATTCTAGCTTCATCCCAATAGGGAATAATGACTAAAGTGATTCCATGATTTTGACAATATTCTCTTTTTTTCATATCGTAAAATTGTTGCTTTCTTAAACCACTATATCCACCAAACTTACTTTTTGCTTCATAATGTTGAATTCCTTGAAATTCTATTAAAAAATCAATATTATGCTAATCATCAAAAACCGCAAAATCAAATCTTAATGGACGGCCTGTGTTACTAACTAAATCTGGAAAAGAGTACTCTGCTACGAACTCTAAGCCTGATTGTTGTAAAATTTCTTCTATTTTTATTTCTCCTCTTGAAGCTCGCATATTTTTCCTCCTCTCACTATTATTATATAAAAAATTTATTTATAACTTTAATGAACTTTGTCCTTAATTTTGTGTAAAAAATAAAAAATCAGCAACATTTCTTTTTCTTTTCTTTTTATTTATCTCTTCCTAATATCTAATATAATATAATCCATAAATAAAAGCAGAAAATTTATCTTTTTTTATGCTTCTATTACTTTGTTTTAAAATAATATTAATTCCTTCATTCTATTCGACCAAATTTAACATTTGTTCTTTTAAAATAGAAGTTAAAATAAAAGGTCTTAAATATTCATTCCTTTTATCTATATTCATATTTTGACCTTGTCTAGTTGACATTAATTTTGTTTTTGCTAAACTTTCATCTATTAAAAATCTAATTTTCCCACTAAACATTTGAGTTTGAGCATAACTATAAGCCTATGTGTTTATGGGGGCGTTAGCTTTAATTAAAAATAAAACATCTTTTTCTGTTTCAGGAGTTACGAATTTTTTATATTCAGGATACTAATCTGTATTAAAAACTCCAAAAGGCGGTAAAAACTATCCATCATCAGTATCTTGTGGTTTTACTAAATAATCAATTAAACCAACACCTAACCCATTCGCATCAATAGCAATTCTCTTAGGTTTATATTTATAATAAAGCCTTTTTATATGAATACATTGATCCTAAAAATGCTAACTTGCATATGTATATATATTTACTAAAGTTTTTTGGGCAGCACCTTGAACCTGTGGAGTAACTTTAAAAACACAAATCTCTGTTGTGCATCCGACTCGTCCTACATCCACACCAAGAACATAATATGCGTTTTTTGCAGATCTTCCGCTATATTCATACTATGGTTGTAATAAAACCCTATATTTATCAAATCTCTCAGAAGAAAAGAAAGCATTTTCAACATCTCCAGACCAAATACTTCTATACTATCTATTGAAAGATTCATCATTAAAAGTTCCTTGTAATCTTAATTGCTATACAAAATCTTCATCCAATAGACCAGAAATAACAGGCGTCTAATAAGTTCCACCCATAATCATATATTCATCTGGATCGAGTATTGAATTAATTAAAATCTATATTAATTTATGATACGCAAATGAATTTTTCCATCCCGCAGTTGTTATATATATTTGACTTTTATTAACATTTTCCTCTTTATGGCGACTTCCATCTGAAAGGCGTCTATCAACGTTTGTTGTAGGAATAATAACTTCATTTAAAATATCTCCATCAATTAAAACACATTCTTCCATTAGACCGCCCGTACGTCTTTGACCTCTTGAAGATTGTCTTGCCGCAAGAATATCAATAGTTGAACCATTTTTAAAAACATATTTAACATTATCTTTAGATTTTGTAGAAACTCCTCTGTCCCAATTAATTTCATTATTGAGACCAGGGATAAGTTTACAAATTTCTTCTATTTTAGCAATTGTAATACTTGCGGCTTGCTATTTTCCGCCAGTAGTTACAAATAGATGAGAATTAGGATATAAAATACATCTTATCATTAATGCCATCATAGAAAGAAAAGATTTAGAATATGCACGCGGGAATGTTGCATACACATAGCGATGCCGCATTACAATTCTAAGAAAAACTCTTTGATAAAATAAAAAATTAAATGTGCTATCTTTTCCTTTTATAAAATCTACAAAAATATCTGGATACTAACGAAAATATGCAATAATATTTCTTAATTTAGATAAATTTTCTGTTAACCGCTCCTAAGATAATCCTTGTTTTTTATACTATCTTTCAGAAGATAATTGCAATAACTATTTTAAGTTCATGATCGCTTCACCTTCCTATTTTGATATTCTTTTTCAATTTTTTCATCATTTAATTCTTTATCATGTTTTCTCATTTTTTCTAAAGATTCTTTATGTTTACTAAAATCTTCATCTTTTAATTCTACATTTTCTAATCCTTTTTCTTTAGCTTCTTTTTTATCTTTTTTCATTTCATCTGAAATTCGTTTATCTTGTAAATACTTTTCTATCTATTGGGCTAAAGACTTATCTTCATAAATTAAATTTTTAGTATAAGTTTTTAAATCTAAAATAATTTGATCAACTATATCTTGTGGCTCTTCAGTTTTATATCTAGGAATTTCTCCTGTATTAGCTTCAACAAAATCTACAATAGCAGATGCTGAATCAATATTGTTTCCATCCTTATCTTTATTTTGAGCCTAAGTAAATTTTGCAGACTTCATCATTGAATCATAAACCCTAGATAATTTTTGATATGAATCAATATCTCCGCAATCAATAGCTTCATTCATTTTTAAAGATGTTTTACAAATCATTTTTAAAGTATCAATTCTTGCCGCACCCTGAATATCAAAAGAATCCATAAATTCATTATACAACTGCTATAAAACAACCCATTGACTAGGACGATATAATCGCCCCCATTTCATAGCTAAATATACTTTATCCTATTTATCTAAATTTGCTCCAACATCAATCATCTAATCTTCTGATAAAAAATTTTGCTATTGAAAAGGATTTAAATTATTAGTATATGGTTGCGGAGTTGAAGATTTTTTAGTAAGATGCTCCCCTGTAATATTGTTTCCCCAATGTATTAATTCTTTATTTTGAGTTTCTGTTGTTACTAAAGTTTGATACTAAGCTAAAGAAATTTTTCCTTTATCTAATTTTTCTTTTAACTCTTTTTCATATTTTTCTTTTTCTTCCTACTAAAATCTTTGTTTTTCTTGTTCCTCTGCCTCTATTTTTGCCTGTATTTCTTTAGAATCTTTATAACTATATTTATTCCATTGTTTTAGTTTCATTTTAGCAAGATACTTACCAACAACAGACATACCATTCATTTTATAAGGATCTTTTGCAAATGCTTTATCTCTTATAACATTCCACTAAGTAGGAATATAAGGAACATCCATCTTTTCAAGAATCCATTCAAAAGTAGTTGGATCAAAATTATCTATATGCGCGGTTAAACATGGTTTACAATATTCACATTTACTACCATCTTTATAAGTATAAAAATTTATTTGATTAATTATTTTTCCACATCTTTTGCATTTACATTTTCCATTTGAATCCTATAATTGTCCTTGTACCTTCTTCTATTCCATAAAATTCCCCCATTTCTTATTATTTTTTCTTTTTATTTCTGCACTATTTACACATACTATACCAACCGTCTTTTGCAGTTTTATTTTTAGTAAAAAAATAAGGATGTGCTAATTTAATTTTATGACAACGAGAACATCTTTTCCATTTTCCTTTTTCTTCAAAAGTATAATGCCAAACTATCCATTTTTCTTTTGCCTTTTCCGCAATTATTTTTGGAATTTTTTTACGCCAAACCGCAGATAAATATTCAATAGAATAAGTGACTCCATAATCCTATTTTAATTTCTAAGCAATATGCTTATTTTGCATCCCATCTATTTTATATATCATAATATCATATAAAATGGGAAAATCCTATTTTAAAACATTATCTATTAAATTCTATAAATCTTGCATTAAATACCATAAATCATTATCAAAAAAACCCCAACACTATTGTTTAATTTTTGAATAATTACACAAAAGAGAACAAATATGGTCTGGATTAAATAAAGAAATTAATCCATTACTAACGGGCTCTCCTTTCTAATTTATAGTAATTTTTTCCCTTAAATCTAATTGATTTATTGTTTTTATAATCTTAGTTGTATTAACTGGCGGTTTATAGGCATTTTTTAAGACATATTGGTCTTGCCGCATCTCTATTAATTGTTTGGTCAATAAAAATTTCTATTTTCCTTGAGCTTTTTTTCGTTTTTCTTCTGTTTTTTGAATTTCTTCTCTTAACTCTCTTAATCCTGGAATGGTTTCAATATCATCTTTTGTAATCTTTATTTTTGGGACTAATAAAATACTTTTATCGCCGCCTGTCATAAAATTGTAAATTCCATCTTCTCCATTTTCTAATTTTTCAATAAAACCTTCGTAAGAAGTTTCTCTTTTGTTAATAGTTACCATTCTATTATCTGTTAAAATTTTTTTCTATTTTTTATTTTTTGGTGTTTCGGTTAGATATTTAGTAAGCTATTCTAAATAATAAGGAGTTATTTTCTATGGAAGGGTTTCATTTACAATTTGATGGACAATCTAATTACGTTTTTTTGGATCTGTAATGGTGTAATCTAATTTAGGATAAGGACGTTGATTCTTTTTCTATAACTAGTTATTTTTATTTGATTGCCCCATTAAAAACTCCTTTCTATCAATCTATGTTTATATTATAACAAAAAAATTTATCTTTGTCAATTCCAATTTAAAAGATTTTTATTGATTTTTTAAAAAAAATATAATATAATATTTATATACGAAAAAAGGAGAAAAAAATGTTAAATATCACTATTAATATAATATGTCTCATGATTGGAAGTTTAATAGGAACATTAATGGGAACTTTTGTTGCAAGTGCGGGAACAAAAAATAAAGAATTTAAACAATATTATCGAGGATTTTCAGAAGGATATAAATATAGAAAAAAGGCGGAATCAAAAAATGAAAATAAAGTAGATAAATAAAACAATAGAAGAACTTACAAATATTTTAAATATATGTATCTAGTATAAAAAACTTATAGAATCAAATAATTGTAATTTTTGTCATAATAAATTTTGCGATTGGAAACCAAAAGACAATAGTGTTAGATATAATTGTCCTCACTATGATGGAAAGGAGTATTAATGCGTATTGCTGCGACGGGACATAGACCCGCTCGACTCAAAGGAGAAGAAAAATTTATTAAAGAATGGATTAATAAGATTTTTACTCAATATGACTGTACAGCCGCAATTTCAGGAATGGCACAAGGTGTTGATCAAATTTTTGCACGTGCGGCAGTTGAAAATAAAATACCTTTAATTTGTTGTTATCCATATAAAAGAAACCTCCATCCAATAGAACAAGAGATAATAAATCAAGCACAAAATGTTGATATTAGATTTTTACATCAAAAATATATTGGTAATAAAGTTTATTGGATAAGAGATAAATATATGGTAGATAATTGTGATTTACTTATTGCCGTTTGGGATGGAATGAAGGTTGGCGGCACATGGCTTACTGTTAATTATGCTCAAAAAATTGGAAGACCAGTTATTTTTTATAATTTTAAGAAGGATAAAAAATGAAAGATGATGAAATTGTAGTAATTTTTTGCAACTCCGCGGTGGCAGATGAACTTAGTGTGGAAATAGACAGAACTTCTTTTGTTATATCAGATTTACTTTCAAATTCAGAAGTAATAATGGTTAGTAAGAATGATTTTTTAACATGGCTTTATGAAGATAATTAAAAAGGAGAAGTAATGAAATATATAATTGACATACCCGATAAACAAGGACAGACGTATAATATTCATGAAGATACTGGTGTGTGGATGGATGGCTATGAAAAGGGTGTCGAAGCTGGGAGAGACGATGCTTGGAAGCTAATTCAAAAGGTCGCCGCAATGACATATCGTGAACTTGATGATGCTAAAATACCACAATCATGGATAACCTCTTGCAAATACCAAGAAATTAAAACTAAGTATGAAGCATGGAAGAATAAAATTCAGATAGGAGATGAAGTAAAAAATAAAGGGTTAGAAGATAGAGGTATTGTAACTTATATTGAAGCCACCCGATGTGATGTATTGTGGTCTGATGGTAGTGTAAATGAAGATTTTTTAATAAGTGATTTAAATAAAACAGGTAGGCATTTTGATGAAATTCAAAATTTATTAAAAACAATAGAGGAAGAGAAGAATGAATAATCAAATGATTGAGATCGGTACTTTATTATTTTTTAGCGGGATGCTGGTTTCCGCGGTGGGTATGATACTTGTTTTGGCGGGTTCGTAAGGAGAAAGTAAATGAAAGGAATTTTATTAACAGTAGACCAAATTGAATGGTTTCAAGATATGTTAGTAGCAAGTTGTAATGATGAAGAAGTTAAAGATAGGATTCTTGGTGCATTAGAAATTTTGACACGGCAACCTCAAGAAGAGTGGGTGCACGCGTTAAATGTGGAAAAAAGGGGGCTGCCGCATTGAATGAATTTGAAATAAATAAATATAAATTTAAAGCTATAGTAGAAGGAACTGTAGTAGGGGAAAGTTATATGGACGCTTTATCAAATTTATTTATTCCAGGAATGACAGAATAGATTTATAAAATTAAATTAAAAGATATAGACATAATATCAAAGGAGGATGAAAGATGATGGAATATGATCTGACTAAAAGAGTTACTACAAAGTATAAGGTAAATGAGGAAGAAAAAGCTGTAGTTTGTATTATTACTACTGTTGATGAAATTCCGCGCCGTCTTGAAAAGTATGATTTGGCAGATGAACAGTATGATGATTTTGTGGATGTTAGAGTTTATAAAGGAATCGCCTATTGTGCTCCAGAGGATGAATGGAATGAGGCTTTTGGGCGGCGGTTGGCTGAATACAGGGCGCAGCGAGCGCGACAGGTAGATGTAAATACTGAGATAAAGAAATATATTAAGGGACTTTCCAGAAATATTGACAATTTATATAATTATGGATTAATTAAGGAGCCTAGGAGGCCAGAGTGTTGATTATGGATAAAAGAATTATATTTCCTGACTCTTGGGAGGCGTGTGTTGAAAAAAACTTTGGAAATAATGAATTTATTTTAATGGCTATGGAATATTATTTAAATAGAGATTATTTAGAAATTGGTAAAAAATATTCTTCAAAAGATTTTGTTATTGTTACTATGCCTGGAGAGGATGATACAGAAAATTTTATTGTAAAAAGACGAAACGCAAGATAAAAAATTTTTGGATTATTCATCGTTTTTTAATTTTAAAAAACTTTTGGATTATTTCGTTTTTTAGTTTTTAAAAAACTTTTGGATTGGGAAAGTTGGAGGCCAAAATTTTTTCAACTTTCCCAAAAAGATTTTTCCCATAACCACCCCCCGCCTTATTTTATTTTATTTTCCATCGAGAAGATGTTGAGCATACGTTCTGTAGAGAGATGAAAAAAATGCTGACCTACGTTGACTTGTAGCGGGGGCGATAGATAAAAGCAAACAAAGTAAACTGTCCTAGTAAAGTAACAAACAACAAACTTATTAAATTATTTAAAATATATTTATTATAATTTAAAGATAAATATGAGATTGAAAAACTGAAAAACGTTTTTATTCGCAGGGCAGCCAACGACCATCAAGCATCGAGAACATCATCATACATACTATTGCACTTTTTTATTTGTGCAATTTGTTAAAAGATAAACAAACAGTCTTTCCTAAAATTACTGGTGAAAAGAGAAAGTTTGTTAAAAACTTAACTGGTCAATTTTGTAAAGTTAAGACGTTCAGCGAGCACGCTTGACAAAACTTTAACAAAGAAACCGCAGGGCCTCGCAGCGAGATTGACAAAACTTTAACAAGGTCAAGTAGCGAGATTGACAAAACTTTAACAATTAAATAATTATCAATGTGTTAAAAAAGTAACAAAACGAAACTTATCAATGTAGCGAGATTGATAAAAAAAAGACAAAGAGAGAAGACAGCACAACAGACAAGCTAGACAGTCAAACCAAAAGAAAGAGTGAAAAGAAAGAGAACAACAACACAATGAACAATCAAACAACAACATTATTATAATAATACAATGATAGATAGGTATGTACCATGGTAGGGTAGAGGGGAGGGGCGGCCGCTGCCGCAGTGGTATGGTACATACCTAAAAGAAAGCATGAGATGCTTGTTAAAAAACTAACAACAGTAAATAGACAGGTAAAACAGGTAGTCTTGTTATTGTTGGTATGCAGTTAGTTATAACTAACTAGTGAAAGGGGCAAGATTGTTAAGTTATTAACATAACAATGATTGATAAAAAATAGACAGATTGTTAATAATTTAACTAAAAAAAATACTTGACTTTACAAAAGGATTAATGTATAATAAAAGAGAACAATAACAGTAGATGTATACAGAATGAGGCTACATCAAAAGAAAGGACGTGTAAAATAATGCGTAAAACAATCACAACAATCATTGTAACAATCATCATGTTATCATTAATCTATGCATCTTGTTGGTACGAGTCACACTACACAAGAGAAGCAACAGTGATTGAAGTAACAGATAACATTGTAACAGTTGTTGATGATACTAACAATCTTTGGTCATTTGAAGGAACTAATTTCAATGTTAATGACAAGATAAAGATGACAATGGATTCAATGAACACAGACTTAAATATCTATGATGATGAAATAACTAATGTAAAAAAGAACTAATAATTAATATTAAGAACTCTTTAATCTAACTAGATTAAAGAGTTCTTTTATCTTCTCAAGAGAAGGCAAGAGTAAAGGCTTGATGAGTCAACAGATCAATGGAGCAAGATTGTTAAGTTATTAACATAACAATGATTGACAAAAGAAAGACAATCAAACCAAAAATAAACAGATCAATAAATATAAATACATTAATGTTTAGATAGTCGATCCTCGCGGGCGGCGGCTGGGGGCCGAAAAATTATACCACACGCAGTCGTCATTTGTCAAGCTCGGAAAATGTTACAAAAAAACAAACTAAAAAATCATCCCATTTTGTGCAGTATTTTTTTAATAAATTTCTAAAAATGCCTTGACAGATTTTAAAAAATCTGATATTATAAAGACAGATAAAAGATAACAAAAACTTAAACAAAAAGGAGAACAAAAAAATGACAACAACAATCATCTTAATCGCAATCTTTACAGCATTACTTATGGTTTGGGGATTTACAGTATTAAATCATTTCTTCTACATTGCATGGTTCATTGAAAGACAGATTGAAAAAATGAAAAAAAATTTTTGAAAAGTCTTGACAGACTTTCAAAAATCTGATACAATAGAATCAGATCAAAGATAACAAAACACAAAAGAAAGGAAGATAAAAATGACAGTATACAAAGTATTTGAAAAGTTAGGGAAAGAAAGAGTTTGCAGAATGACCACTGAAAATATCGAAGAAGCTAAACTTCATGTTGACTATTTAAGAGCCTGCTATCGCAAGGCATGGTTAGAAGAAAGAATTGAAGATTAATCTTCAATTCTTTTTTTTAACTAAAACATCGAAAAACGTCGATTTGAGGTCGAAAAATTTTACCACATATAGGTCAGGTTTATCAAGACTAACTTTTTCGTCAAACTGCACAAAATATTTTATCCCAAAATGTGCAATATTTTTTTAATAAACCGGTTGACAAAATAAATATCTAGTGATATAATGAATACAATAAAAGAGATAAGAACACAAAAGAAAGGAGATTTAAGGAATGTTTTATTTAACTTATGATTTAGGAATGTATGATGATGAAACTGTTTGTGAAGAATTTAATACAGTAGAAGAACTCCTTGAAAGATATAAAGAAATACAGTATGAAGTATGTGAGATAGAAGTATGGAAAGATGATAAAAAAATTGCCCCATGGTATAAATAACACTTGACAAGTTAAAACAAAGAGAGTATAATAAAAGAAAAAGGAGTGATAAAAATGACTAAAAAACAGAAAAAAGCACAGAATAACGCAAACAGAGTTTTTATTTACATGAATACAGGAACACGCACATATAAAACAAAGAAAGACTACAATAGAAAAGAAAATAAAAAAATTTGTAGAAAAGCCTTGACAGAATATTAAATCTATGATACTATATAGATAGAAAAAGAGAGGGGGACTAAAAAATGAAAAAAAGCAATCATTGGAAATTAGAAAGAAAAGAAAGAGCAAAAATCATCGCTCAGATCGGAACTGGACATATCATTAAAGAGGTAGAAGTTGATAGAAATCATCCGAACGGACCCGAAATTCATAAAATCAGCGATACAGGAATTATTACAATCTTTAATAAAAGAACTAAAAAAATGATTACCCAGTTAATCGCAAGACCTGGACAGATTAGAAGATACTTCAATGAAAATGAAATCATTCCCACTGAATTACTTGATTTAGCAAGAGAACACCAGAAAATGGCTTATAATATGGCCTAGAAGAAAATGAAAATTTTCTTCTTTTTTTTGAAAAAAATACTTGACAGAATTCAAATCATCGGTTATAATAAAGACAGATAAAAGAAAGGGAGGTAAATAAAATGAGAAAGACAAGAGACGAAATGCTTACAGATATTATCAGAAAATGGGGATTTGAAAATGCGGCGACCATCACTTTTGCAACTCTCATGGACGACCCCAAGATTTCTGAAAGAGCCTTATACGAAGCCTACAGAGGATTCATGAGCCTGTAGGCTCTTTTTTTATATTGGCGGGCCGACTGCGCACGGGGCAGCCGGCTAATTGCAACTAATTTGGGTTCGGCTTTTCTAACTTGAATTAGCGAGAACTAACTTAAATTAGATTCTTCCTAAAACAGTTAGTCATAACTACTCTCAATTAGTCACAACTAATTAAAATTAGTTATATCTAACCTAAGTTAGTTATATCAATATAAGAATCGACTGGTTAAAAAATTGCCCTTCAAACTGAACAAAAATTTACCCTTTGACAGCAATTTTTTGCATGGTACAATTTATTGTCATAGTGTATAATAAAGACAGTTAAAGAAAGGGAGGACCGGATTAATGAAGAGAATTGAATCTGAAATCAAAATTGATTATACATTTGATAATAACCGCAAGGGAGCTAAATATACTTTGAATGGCCTCAATTGGATGAACCATGGTGAATTTGCCGAAATTGTCACTAAAGATATTTTAGGTTTTGAATCTGTTAAAGATACTAACACTGCTTTTGATAAAGGTTCTGACATCCCCGAAATTAAGGCTTCTGTAAAATCTAGTAAAGCTAGTTTAACAAATATGAAACTTGCTGATACTTTTGAAGAGAGCATGAATGAATACTTCAAAAGAACACATTCAAAAATTTTCATCTATACAGTAATCATTGATGAAAATGCTACTCTTTACATGATGAATGAAAAAGAATTCAGACTTTTCATGATGAATTTCAGTAATCTTAATGAAAGAAAAGTTATTCGCTTTAAGGCTACAAGCGGAAAAATGGTAAAATTCCTTGAGAGTCTTGCCTAAAGGCTCTCAGGAAACTAGCCAAAAATTTACCTATCAACAGCAAAAAATTGCATGGTAACAAAAACCGGTATGTGATATACTCTAGATAGTTCAAGAGAGGAGGTAAAAAGAAATGACAAAGACTAGAGATGAGATGCTTACAAACATTATTAGAAAATGGGGTTTTGAACATAGATTCACAATCGACTTCGCGATTGCTATGGAAGATGACAACTTCACAGACAAGATGCTCACAGACTTATATAGAGGATTAATGGACTTATAGGGTCCATTAATTTTTTGTCGGCCCGCGGGCCGCCGGCGCAGCCGGAGAACCATTATACCATACCTCTCGAGATTTGTCAATAGGCAAATTGTACAAACTTTCACCCCAATTCTTTCCCAAAATTCTCTGTTTTGCACAAAAACCTATACAAAAATCAACTAATCTTTTTTGTTAAAACTGCACAAAAATACCCAGCTTTATTTATGCAAAATTTTACCTCATTTTTTGTGTAGTTTTCACAAAAGAACTTCAGTTTCTTTATGCACATTGACAGTTCGCAAAAATTCCTTGTGCAAATTATACAAAAAACCGCCCCTAAATTACCTTCCAGTTTGTGAGATATTTTGTTTGACAACCGCCTTCATCTGTGCTATAATCTAATCAAGATAAAGAAAGGAGAACAAAGACATGACAAACACAGTATTATTCGCACATCTGATCGAGGGATATAACAAGTTAGCTTTCACTCACAACTACATTTATGGCTTCTGTTTCCAGAACATGGTCTATATGGTCAAGGCTACCGCCGAAGATATGCCTTTTGTTCTGAAACTTGACAAGGCAAGCCGTGGTGCTGGTTATGCCTTAAGGTTTAAGCCTAACAAGGCTCAGAAAACTTTCCTTCTTGCCAAAGGTGCAACCGCTATATGCTCCAAGGAATTCTTCGAAGCCACTGTAAAAGAAAGTAAATATAATAAAGGTGAAATCTTTGAGAAAATGGTTACTGAATTTTATGGTCAAACTTGGGTAAAAGACAATGTGCCTTTTACAGATGACGGTGACCTTACTGTTGACGGTGTAGCATATCAGATTAAATTTGAAAAAGCTACTTTTACAAATGAAAAATCCCTTGCAAGGATGATATAGAATCATCTTTGCAAAAAAAACTCTTGACAAAATTTTAAAAATAGTATATAATTATTATATAGAAAGGAGATGTAGAACATGAGTCTGAATAAAGCGATTCTTTATGGGAAAGAACATAGAACTCCCTATTATGGGTCAAAAGTTTACTTTGCTAGTTGTAGAAATCATGGCGGTTGTCCTTGGTGTGAAGAAAATAGGAAATTTAAATATATTAGAAAAAATAAACAGACTTTAAAAGAATTAAAAAATTTTAAAAAAGGTATTGACATTTAAGAAACCCTATGCTATAATTAAGACAACAAAAGAAAAGACCACTTAAAAAGAAAGGGGAATTCATATGAGATTAGTTCATTACATCGTAGAAAAAACAGATAAGACTCAGTTTGAAACCACTAGCTACGCAGTTGCCACAAAAAATGGCAATCACATCGTTAAGACTTTCTTAACAGATATTGATGAAACAACAGACAAGCAGAGAGACGAACAGAAAGCACATCGTGCCAAGGTTCGTGAGGTTCTGCGGAAGAAGAGAGGTGCATAATCTCTCTTCTTTTTTGCCCTGCGGAAATTCGCCCGGGCACTAATTTGACCCGGCCCGCCGCTGCCCCCAAACTTTCATTATACTACAAAGCAAGCCCATGGTCAATAGGCAAAATTACTAAAATATTTTGTGCATTTTGTCTATTGTATTTTTTTAAAAATCTGATATAATAATAAGTGTCAAGGGAAAGGAGTTAAAAAATAAAAATAAAAAAATTAAAAAAACTCTTGACAAATAAAAAAGCTTATGATATAATAAAGGTACAAAGAAAGAAAAAAACAAAGTCTTAAAGAAAGAAATGAGGTATGTACTATGACAAAAAGAGAAATGTTTGCTGAGATTCGTAAGGTTGTTACTGATAACGCTGAAATGGTAGCCTTTATCGACCATGAGGTAGAACTGTTGAATCGTAAGTCTGGCGGTCAGCGGAAGCCTACCAAGACTCAGTTAGAAAATGCTGAGTTCAAGGCTGAGATTGTTGCCTTCTTAGGTGAGGTTGGAACTCCTCACACCATCAAGGAGATTCAGGCGAATGTCCTCAACATTGCAGGTCTTACCAATCAGAGAGTAACTCACATGCTTACTGATTTGGTTAAGAATGGAGTTTTAAATAAGGAATATGTAAAGAGAACTCCTTACTACTTCATCGCACAGTAGCCCTAATAAATGGGGCGGTCATCGCAAGGTGGCTTGCCCCATGGGGCTCGCCCGGGCGATTTTTCAAATGAAAATTAAAAATTAGCAGTTGACAATTTTTTTAAAATATGATATAATAAATTTACAAAAGAAAAAGGAGAAAAAAACATGACTATTAAACCTTTAACGTATGAAGAATTAATTTCCTTAGCTCTTGAATATTATGAGAAGGGCGGAGATGTTGTTTATGAATGTTGGGATGAAAATGCTTTTAATGAATATGTAAATCTTTTTGGCCCCATTTATAAGAAAGATGCTTTAAAAATTTTTTATGATGAATATGATATTCGTAAAGATATTGAAGCCACAATTTGGTAAGAATTTTTAAAATCATTATTCATTTTAAAACAAAAGAAAGTAGGTGCTATTTATGTGCGGAGAATACAAGCTCTATTCAAGATTAGAAGATGGTGAAACTGTTTTAGAATTATGGGGCGGAAGCACCAAACACCCCGATAGTATTTTTTACTTTTCTAATTTTAATAAGACAGATTGGATTGATTATCAGAATCAGATTTTTCAGTGGATTTTAGAATGTGCTAGTAAATTAACTCTTCCTGTTCATGCTTATTATCTTACAGAGTGGGCAATGGAAGGATACAAAACGCAAAGAGGATTAAAATAAATGGGGGCATCCCCATTTTTGCCCGGGCTGCCGAGCGGATCCGCCCTAAAAAAAATAAAAAAAAATTGAAAAAAGTATTGACAAGCAAATCATTTTTTGCTATAATTAGTTCAGAAGGTGAGGGAAGGAAGCAAGGTAACCCCCAAGACGCAAGGTGTCGCAGTAAGTCTTCCTGATAAAGTCCCACCACCGCAAGCCCAAGTCTTACTTTGCGGTATATAAATGTGAGGCAACATAGCACAGAGTCTGGAAGTGCTAGGCTAGTAAGATGGACTCTTTACTTTTAACAAAAACAAAAAGGAGATTTTCAAATGGAAAAAAATACTTACTTCATCGTTATTGACACAGAAACCACAAATTCCATTGATGACCCATTATGTTATGATGTAGGCTTTGCGGTCATTGATAACACAGGTCATGTTTATGAAAGTCATTCTTTTGTGGTAGCAGATATTTTTCTTGATAAAGAATTAATGAGTTCCGCATACTTTGCTGATAAAATCCCGCAGTATTGGCAGGATATCAAACAGGGCAAAAGAATTTTGAAATCATTTTTTAATATCAAAAAGGCTTTTGCTCAGTGTGTAAGAAAATATAAAGTAAAGGTCGTTTTAGCACATAACGCACGTTTTGACTACAGGTCTTTGAACTTAACTCAGCGGTTTTTGACTTCTTCAAAATATAGATTCTTCTTTCCTTTTGGGGTTGAGATTTGGGATACTCTGAAAATGTCAAGAGAAGTTCTCAATAATCTTGAAGAGTACGGAGAGTTTTGTTATAATAATAACTACTTAACAAAAAGACTTTGCAAGCGGTTCACCGCAGAAATTATCTATCGTTTCATCACTGGAAACATTGATTTTGAAGAAAGTCACACAGGGCTTGAAGATGTTTTGATTGAAAAAGAGATTTTTGTCTATTGCATTTCTATCATGCCTGAAATTGACGGCGCTTTGTGGGCAAGGGTTTAACCTCTTCTCACGTGCGGCCGGGCGAAAAATTTTTTTTAAAAAAAACTCTTGACAAATAATTGAAGACGTGCTATACTATAGTTACAAAAAGAAAGGAGATACATAATGATTAATTATAGTTTGAGTCTTTGCTATGGAATTGTCGTTTCTGTTGATAAGATGGAAGAAATCAAAGAAGTATTAACAGACGAAGAATACGATGAGGTAATGGATAACTATTTCCGTTGTATCAATAGTTGGACAGATGATGATTATTTTATTGGTGTTATGGTTAAACTTGCTAAAAGCGAAACTGATTTTGTTTATCATGTTTCAGAATTTGCTATTCCTTCTGACAATAACGAAGATTTAATTAATTTCAAACGCTT